TTTCATATGTGACCGTGTGTATTGTGTACGATGGCCAACCAGTCATTTTCGTCCACTAAAGCTGGCGCGCTCACGCCGGCTAAGCCTGTAAAGCAGCAGACTGGCACTGCAAAGTGCAAACCAAATGCTTCACAAAGACGTGCGCATAATAGATCCGTGGCTCGTGCTAAGCAACAATGGGAAACCGAGGTTAAAGCTGGCCAAGTCTATGGAGCTGTTGCCATGCCTATCTACAAAACAACACGTGTAGGTAAGAAGAAGGTTACTGAGATTGTAGACCACTTAGTGCCTAGTCCTCCTCCATCCAGGATACCTCGTTTAGCTGACGCTCCTAGAAAACCTAATAGGAACTACAAGAGCGCAAGCAAACCTACGGTCTCCACGGAGAAAGGAGAAGAACCAAAGAAGAAGAAGCGCGCTTCAGGCGCTGCTCGCCGCAAGGCAAGACGAGAAGAGGCCGCGAGACGGGGCGGAGTTGATGAATTTGGAATCCCAAAGGACTTAACTTACAAACCTCGTATCAAAACTCCATCAGTCGTGTCTAAGGCCAAGTCTTATAAAGACGCTTTGGTTAACGGCGTTCAGGGTGCTGCGAAAGTCGCCGTTCATGAACATCCATGGGTAACAGTCACCGGTGCCCGCTACTGTGTGGTAGATGGATGTCCACGCTTTATAAAACCCGATGTGTTGGTAAAATACTCGCCCACCAAAACTCGTAAGCAGCAAGTCGAGAATAAGGTTAACCTTCCTTTGAAAAAGAGTGCCGAGGTGAAGGCTAACGTGCTTCCAACGATAAGTGAAGAAAGCGAGACTTTGTTGGACCTTGAAATCAAAGCAGTTGAAAAACGTATTGATGAAGTAGATGCTATGATTACTAGATCAATTACTGGTCCAATTAAAGAGACACTATACAAAACGAAGGACAAAGAAGATCCTTCAGCGTTGACCCTGGCTAAAACGGTCGTAAGGAGTGAATCTCAAGATCACTCTATCCCGTTACTGTCAACCACTTCTAGTGCTCTAAAAGCCGCTCGTGCTGTGCAGAACCAGCTGCCACAGCTACGTGTTCAACTTCCACCCTTGAGTCCGATAGTTGAACGCAAGGCAGATGATATATGGGCTGTCGTACCATATGATCCATCTGCAGTCCAACAGCAACCCGTTGATATGAGGTTACCTGCTGCCATTGCTAGAGCGACAAGAAATTTGTCACCAACGTCAGCTAACGCAGCCGAAGAACTCATCAACTCTGGTATCTCTTTACCACCATATGTTGGACAAACATTAAGCTCATTTGATACTGAACAAAGAGTGCCTAACAACTATGGGACCGAATTTGAGGACCAAAGTGAAGCTGGTATCAGTATCGTAACTTTCAGTAGCACCGAACAGAGTCCTGAAGAGTTTAATGTGGTGTATGCAAGACGCTCGAGAAAAGGAGCCTTGTTTTACCAAAAGGGGTTCATGGGAGTTGACCGCGATTTATACTACTGTGCACGCGAAAAGCGAATGCTAGTAGGAAAAGGCAGGAACGATGAGCGTTTCCTTAAAACGCAACTCGTAAACTGGATAGCAGCCAACCGAGCCTCTTGGACTAGCGAAAAGCGGTTCAAACAACTAGCCATGGTAATAACAGCAACAGCTATGCCGGGTGAATTTGAGGATATGCAAAAAGGCTTCCTCAAGAAGACCGATGCCATGACTAGGGTCAAGAAAGCACACGATTTAAACACCGTGGGAGATCTTGGCACCAGGCGTAGGAGATTTAGGTTCTGGAAAATAAAGGACTATAAACTCCCTACAAATGGAGGTATATAGCGATTCACGGGAGAGGTGATGCGTGATGGTGTTTGCATGGGCCCTTTGTTGGTCTGTCCACCATTACTGCGGGCAAGGATCAAGTCCATCCCTCAGGAGCCATGCGCTCATAAATCCCATATATACCAATTAGTTGATCCAATTCCAGGTATGCCAACATGTAACGTTTATCAGACTTGTTTGTATAATGAATTACACAGTCTGGTTTATCGGCATCTCATCAACAATGGCATACCTAGTCGTAACATAGCGGCAGATATGTTAGGACTCCTTCTCAGCGTTTTCAAACCAACAGCTATTGAACCTCTATCGAGGGGAATGGTTGTTGCTCGCAAAGTTGACGGACCTTCCCGTAGAAGATACGGTCGAGCTAAAGATTCTCTCGATAGGTATGGGCCAAGCATCACGTGGGACAAAGTGAGTGCATTCGTCAAAATAGAGAAGTGGGAGCAAGCACAGATTGAGGCCAAGAAACCACCGAGATTGATACAATTTAGAACGTATCCTTATTGTCTCGAAGTGAGTAGGTATTTGATACCAATAGAGGACCACATTTGGAAACTCGAAATGAATGGCTTAAAAGTATTCGCTAAAAGCATGAGCTCTTTTGCATTAGGAGCCTTGTTTCGTAAGGCGTATGAATTGTTTGACAAACCATACATACTTATGATGGACCACTCTAAGTTCGATGCTTCATTGTCACGCGAACTAATAGAAATAGTGGAACATGGCCTATACTCTCAATTTACTAGTGATTTAAACTTCTTAACAGCATTAAAATCTCAACTACGCAACAAGTGTTATTCCAAGCATGGAATTAGATACGCTTGCGAGGGTAGAAAGATGAGCGGAGAATACAACACTAGCTGTGGTGACAGTATTGTCAATTTGTCCATTATAATGCATGCCATGGAAACATCAGGAGTACGTTATCACCCATTAATCAATGGTGATGATTCCGTCGTAATTTGTGAATCAAATCCTAACCTAACACCGGACGATTTTAAGCGATATGGGATGAAAACAGAGGTTTTATATGGAACTGAGTTCAGTGATATAGAGTTCTGTCAATGTAAACCTATCGAAGTAAGACCGGGGGTGTGGCGAATGGTTCGAAATCCAACTCGAGTCATGAGCCGAGGTGTAGTTTCTGTGAAGAGATATAATGGTATCGGTTGGGCTAAATTAGTACATTCAATTGGGTTAAGTGAACTAGCGTGTAATGATGGCATACCTGTATTACAGGAATTTGCTCTTTACATGATCAGGGCTGCCAAGAAATATACTAACCAGCATATAGCGAGTGAAATCAGCTACCGAGCTCGATTAGAGCGTCAAAAAGTTGAGCCGACTCCTATAAGTGACTGTGCCAGAGTGTCATTTGCTGACACATTCGGGCTATCACCAACTGACCAGTTATCTATAGAAGAATCTTTGAGGCGTCACACATCAGACGTGTATCCAATGAGCAAGCTAGGCTAAGCTAATCAGCCACGAGGGGAGTAGGGGAGAGCTTGTAGACGCGGGGAGTAATAAGTAGCGC